TGAGTCTGTGTCGATCTCAGTTTGATGCTTACGCAGAGGTCTTTGAAAGGACTATCGCAGACGATGGAGCCGGTGGTCAAACAATCACTTGGACCAGTCGAGGCAATATCTACGCTTTGATTTTAGAATCACCCGCAAACGAGACTTTAGATAAGGACGGACTTAAAACGCAGAGGGGTGTTGAGTTCGTCACTTCATACCGAGATGATATAAGAGTCACGGACAGGATACAATTAGACAGCAATCAATTCAATATTACTTCTTTGATGAGAGTAGACAAGAAGAATAAACCATTTTATCGCGGTGAGTTCCTGCGTATTTCAACCGATTCAAGCGTGTGGTACAGTGTCTAGCATCCAGTTATTTGTAAGAGGACACAAGGAACTAGAGCGTAAATACTACGCTAGAAACTTGAAGGTGAAGAAGACCACCGATAAGGCTTTGCTGTCTATCGGTAAGCTCTTAAAGGAATACGCCACAAAGCGCATTAAAAAGATAACAAGCGGCAAGCGAGAGACTAGATACAGTCCTACTAGGACAGTGACAGTATCTAGACCTGGGGCATATCCTAACAATGACCGAGGCAAACTGGTTAAGGGCTTATCTACTACGGTTAGATTCAGAGGCAAGGGCAAGAGCGTCCTTGAGTTCCAATCTCGCGCCCCTTATGCTTTAGACCTTGAGTTCGGCACGAGGAAAATGAGGGCTAGGCCATATATGAGGCGAACACTTGCAGCTAATCGTAAGGCTATTAATAAGATAATCGCCAAGGGGGTTAAGCTTGCACTCTGACATTTTGACCGTTGCCGTGGCTCGCGCTAAAGCTGACGCCAATATCTCTAGTATTGTCGGCACAAAGGTTTATAACAACGTGCCCAAGGATACAGCCCCGCCATACCTTCGGATTCAATGGGGAAACGCGATTGATATATCCGGCAAGACTGATGAGTTTACACAAGGTGAGCTAATCTTTGACTTCTGGACCGAGAGTCAGGGAGATAAGCAGGTGTTGAATATGATAGATTATATCAACGACGAGTTTAATAGGACGCCTTTAGTTTTAACACAGGGTTCAACAAATTTACTGATGACTCGAACAGGCTACAATACATTTCTAGAAGGTGATGGACTGGCCCATCACGGCATCATTACTTTCAATCTACTAATAGAGGACTAAAAAGATGGCTAAATTTGATTCGGACGATATGGTCTTGAAACTTCAACCAAGTGGCGGTGGCGGCTATGTCACAATCGCTGGTTGTATTTCTCATAATGCTTCAATATCAAACGGGACTGTTGACTTGAGCGATAAAGACTCAAATCGATGGGGTGATAAAGGAAACTTTGGGCCAAGAGAATTGAATATTAATTTTAATGGTTGGGTCAATGATGGTACAGAGTACGCACTTCTAGAAGTAGCTGCTCAAGACGATACCGTTGTCGATTTACAGCTAGCTTATTCTGATGGAAGAACAATCACATGTAATTTCTATGTCAGTCAATTCGACTGGGGTGGAGATCATGGAAACGGCCAAACATTCTCTTGTACTCTAGCTACAGATGGCGAGCCTACTTTCGCTTAAGTAGTATATTGACATACTTAAAATATTTCGAGAATATAGATGTTGATAATGGAGAAGTCTTTTGCCTAATAAATATCGATCCACTTTTGAAATAGAACTGAATGGCGTGGAGTACACTCTGCGCCCTTCTTTTGAAGCGATTTGCCAGTTTAATGATATCACTGGAATGGATGTTTTTGATGCTTTAACTCAATTAAATGATACTAAAAAACTAGGTGTGAAAATTATTGCCTCTTGTATTTGGGCCGGAATAAAAGGTGAATATGAGTTTCAAGGCGAAGGTTTAAAGTGCCCTAGTTATAATAAGATAGGTGAAGAATGCCAGAAGCATGGCTTTCCTAATTGTTTAGGATTTGCCATTGACTTTTTGACCTATGCGGTTGCGAGCGATGACGACATAAAAAAGTTCGAGGAGGCAGGGGAGCCTCAAATAATGGAGTAACTAAAATAAAGTGGAGTAAATACCCCGCTCAAATAGTTAAGCATTTAAACATTCCTCCTAGAGATGCTTGGTCCATGACTTTGACTGAATATCTAGCTATATTAAAATGTGATGATAATACTCCTGATATTGACCCAAGCAAAATGAATAAAGATTATATAGAAAAGCTTGAGGCAAGACACGAAGAGAACAAACTTAAGAGAGAAAAAAAGAGCATTGTTGCTTCGCCAAAGGAGTTTGTAACGAATGGCTAAAGTTGATAAATTAGAAGTAGAGGTCACAGCTAACACAAAGGATCTTGAGGATGGTTTACAAAGATCTTCTAAAAGCCTAGCAACTCTTGGATTTAATTTTGAAAAGGCAACAAAAGACTCTAATAAATTATCTTCATCAACGTCATCTTTATCTAGTACACTTAGTGGAAAGCTAACCGTAGCGGCAGGAGTTGCGGCAACTGCTTTGTCTGGGATGGTCGTAGCTATGAACAAAATGAGCAGTGGTCAGGTTATAACCCTTATGTCTAAAAGACTTGGCATAGCAACCGAGTCAATGCAGAAATTATCTTTTGCTGCAAGGGTGAACGGATTAGATAGTGAGGTTCTGTCTGATGCCATGAAAGATTTGTCTGTAAAAATAAAAGATGCCTCGTTGGGTGCAAAATCTTATGAAGAGGCTCTGAGATTGGTTGGTCTAAAATCTGCTGATCTTGTGAATATGCCAGTTGACCAACAGTTTTTGGCTTTTGCTGAGGCTATATCTAAGGCTGACGATGCAACTAGAAGGTTTGTTTTGGATGAAATAAACGATTCTATGTTTCAGTTATTGCCTTTGATGGAAAAGGGCGCTAAGGGATTTGAGGAAATGGGTAAGCGTGCTGAAGAGCTTGGAGCAGTTCTTGGAAATGTTGAGCTTGAGCAGTTAAATGAAGCTGCTAGAAAAATAAATGAGATGAATATAGCATGGGATTCAATGATAACAAAAATAACCGCCAAGCTTGCTCCGGCTATTACTGCTCTAGTAACTGAATTAGACAAGGCCACAACAAGTACGAGTGGCGGCCTACAGAGTAGAGTTTCTGGATTTGGAAGTGAAGAGGAAATTCTTAGAAGGCATAGGAAGAAAAGGGCTTCTCAGGGCGCTTTGGGAACAACCCCAGTTGGATTAAGGGTTTCAGGCGGAATATCAAAAGAGGAATCAAACGCAGAGCTTGGCGGTGGCTTTGCAATGGGTGGTGATCTAATGCATGGTGAGACAGGAGGGGCAAGTGAAGAACTTCAAGCTGCTGCTGAATATGCTAGGGAAAAACAAGAAGCTATCAATGAAGCTATACTTGAGTCTCAAGAAAGGGCTGCGCAGCTGGAAGTTTCTCTAAGGCTTCAAGCTGAGAATGATAAACTAAAAGCTACACAAGATAGAATAGATGCTGAGATTAAACTGGAAGAAATGAAAAGAAAAGCTGTCTCTTCAATAGTTGGTAACTTATCTAGCCTTATGAATACGGAATCAAGGAAAATGTTTGAGGTTGGGAAGGCTGCGGCAATAGGTCAGACTTTAATAAATACTTACCAATCAGTAACAAAAGCAATGGCTGAAGTTCCTTACCCTGCTAACTTCGGTGTCGCTGCTGCTGCTCTAGCGGCAGGGTTAAATAATGTAAACAACATACGAAGCACATCATTCGGCAGTGCTGGAGGTGGCGCAGCTTCAACAGGTGGCGCTGCTGGTCTTGGCTCTGATGGGTCAACAACCGAAGCACCAAGCGTCCAAACAACAAACTTCGACGTAACCCTACAGGGCGACAGCTTTAGCGGTGACCAAGTTCGAGGCTTAATTGGTCAGATAAACGAGGCGACAGATGACGGGGTTAAACTTAACGCGGTGATGGTACGATGAGCTTACTTCCTAAATTTTTATATTCAAACGTGTTGCGCGGAATAACTCCGACTTGGTCTGGAACGACTGTAAGCGGTTCACCTCCTGCTAATGCAATAGACTGGCGCGATTTTAGCTACTTCCAAGCCGATACTGGAAACCTTGACTTCACCATGGCGGTAGATACAGATATAGATGGTTTCTCTGCTTACGTTGCTAATTTCACAGGAACAGGAGCCGAGACTATAACGCTTCAATATGAGAGCGCCCCTTCTGTTTTTAGTTCTTTGTCAAGTATAAATC